TCTTAGCTTGCCTTGTTGCCATATCTTGTATCAGTGGCATGTATCTGTTGATGGGAAGCTGAATATGATTTGGTATCAACGTTCTGCTGATACTATGGTAGGTATACCTTCGGATGCTATCTTAGCTGCAACATGGAATATTCTTATAGCCAATGAGGTAGGCTTAACACCTGGTAAAGTAACTATGGTTTTTGGTGATACCCATATTTATGAAGAGCATTGGGATACAGTTAAGGACTACTTAGACGTTTGTAAGAAACTTTATAGAGTGCTTCCACCTAAGTACGAACTAATTGCAGAAGCTGGGATGCCTATTGAAGAGTTCCTACCTACCATGATAGATATCCGTGAATACAAGCATGGACCTAAACTTAGTTTCGAGGTAAAAGCATAATGGATGAAGTAAAAAGAATATGTACGTGGAATGCTAAGCGGTATGAGCAAGAGTTTAATAAAGAACTAGCTATGAATCTTCTTAGGGAAGAACTATTAGAGTTTTATCATGCGAAAGAAGAGGTAGATGAACTTGATGCTTTATTAGATCTTGTATATGTAGCTTTCGGAGCTATGTGGAAAATGGGTTTAAGTAGTGAACAAATCATAGAGGCGCTCAAAGTAGTATGCAACAGTAATGAAAGTAAGAGTGAAGAAAAAGTTGCTTCACACGTTAAAGCTAATATAGATAAAGGGGCAGGTTTTATTCGACCTGAACCAGTATTACAAGAAATTTTAGACAGGAGAGAAACTAATGACTGATGTAGGACTAGTAACTTGCGATACTTGTAGGTTTGATAAACAAGCAAAAAGAGACTTAGAATGTGACAGTTGTGCGCAATGTTCTAACTGGATGAGCCAACGTATTAGTTTTGAAGAGGGAGAAACACTAACATTTCATGAAGAAGGCGTAGCCGTTCCAACTATTGATAATACGCTAAAAGAGCGTGGTTCTCGTTATGGTACGCTAGAGCAAAATGGTCTTGTTGGGCAAGGCATGAAACGTTTTGCACGATTAGGAGTTAATTGGGATATCCTAACTGATGGACAAAAAGAGTCCATTGAAATGATCTGTCACAAGATTAGTCGTATAGTTAATGGAGATCCAAACTATAAAGATTCCTGGCATGACATTATTGGCTATGCTAAACTAATTGAAGACAAACTGGAGGATTAAGATGAATGTAATGATTGATGTAGAAACTATGGGAGTACGTAGTAATGCTGCTATCATAGCTATAGGTGCAGTCAAGTTCGATAAATCTTCTATATCACCAGATACTTTTTATCGCGTTATAGACTTACAGTCATGTATGGATGCAGGATTAACTGTTGATGCTTCGACTATTCTATGGTGGATGAAACAAAGTAAGGAAGCTAGAGAAGAATTTACTAGCAATCTCGTTCCTGTTTATTCTTTAACTATGGTATTGCAAGACTTTATGGCTTGGCTTAGCTCTTTTGGTGACATCGAAGCAATATGGGGTAATGGAGGTAACTTTGATAATGTTATCTTAGCTTCTGCATGTCAAGCTGTAGGAATTGAGCCATGGGATTTTTGGCAAGACCGATGCTATCGTACAGCTAAGTCTTGCTACCCTGAGTTGGATTATAAGTTTGAGGGCACGCCTCATAATGCTTTAGATGATGCTACTAGTCAAGCTAAGCATTTAATTAAACTTTGGAGTTTAAATGAACATTAAAATTAACAATACAGATATTCGTATTCGTCCTTCATCGATAGATAACTTTGTTAACTGTCCATTACAATGGGCTAAAGTCTTCTTAGAAGGTCGTACGTCTATTCCTGGTGCTCGAGCAGCTATCGGTACGGCTATTCATAAATCTGCAGAAGTAATGTGGAATGATGCTATAGTTAAGCAGACAGTAGACACAAATAAGAATTGGTTAGTTGATGCAGCTATTGAAGAATTCACTGAAATAGACAAACAAGATGAACTATACTATGACCAAGGTGAAGACACAAATACTGCTCAAAGTACTATCGTGCAAGGTGTGCATGCTTTTATTGACGACATTGTTCCGTTCACTCCTATACCTAAAGCAGTTGAAAAATTTTTGGAGGTGCAAATTAGTGGAAATCCTATTATCAGTGCTATTGGTGGTACTATTGACTATCTTACTGACAGCGTTATCGCGGATGTAAAAACTTCTAAGCGTAAACCAGTAGTATCTAACTATACAACACAGCAGTCTATCTATAAATATTTAGCTATGGAGCATGGTTATAATATTGAGCATAGTCTTATTCAAGGTGTAGTACTTAAGAAAGTACCAGAAGGACATATCCTTGAAATGGAGCCTAAGATTGACCAAGCTAAATTCTTAGTTAATCAAATGCTTAGCGTAATGGCTTTAGCCGCAACAGATACAGTGCCACTAGAACTACTATTTAGAGGGAATCCTAAGTACTACTTGTGCTCTCCTAAATATTGCGCTTTCTTTAACGAATGTGACTATGCTAAAGGAGAGATACCTTGTCAGAACAAACCAGTTCTGTAATGGTCCCATATAGCTATCAAGAGCAACTAAGCCATGATGCCCTAGAAATACTTAGGGCTCATGGCATAGTTTATTTAGCTATGGAGGAGCGTACAGGAAAGACATTAACAGCTATACTAGCATGCGAGAAATCTTCAGTTAGTAGAGTATTAGTTATAACTAAAAAGAAGGCATTAGCAGGATGGCAAGAAACATTAAATGCATTTCCTCATATGAAACAATACACAGTAACTAATTACCACCAAGCTAAAAAGTTTTTAGACCCTTCAATATTTGACTTAATAATACTAGATGAATCACATAACTATATATCAGGCTTTCCTAAAGTCTCTAAACTATGGAAGGACATTGCTAACCTTACTGAAGAGAAGCCTATTATTTATATATCGGCTACGCCTTATGCACAAGGTCCTCACCTTTTGTACCATCAGTTTGCTCTTAGCACTTGGAGTCCTTGGCGTAAGTATTCTAATGCTTATAGCTGGTTTAGAACTTATGGGCTTCCCAATACGATCTGGCTTAATAGCAGACAAGTAGAGCAGTATAATAAAGTAAAGAACTCAGAAGTATTGCTTTGTTGCGAGCATTTATTTATTACTAAAACCCGTAAAGAGTTAGATTTTATGCAAGAACCAGTAGATAGTTTACACTATATCCAATTAAGTGAAAAAACTAAAGAGCTCTATAATAGACTGCAAAAAGATCGTATTCTAGAAGAGTTAGACCTAGTAGCTGATACAGTTATGAAGCTTCGAGTCTCTTTGCATATGCTAGAAGGTGGTGTAGCTAAGATAGATGGTGTAAACCGAGTATTAGCTAATGAAGAGAAGATCGACTATATTAAAGCAATTTGGGGTGACCATAGTGACTTAGTTATTATGTACAACTATATCAGTGAAGGTGTTAAGCTAAAAGAGCAATTTACTAAAGCCGTTATATTACAAGCTACTAGCTTTGCAGAAGGTGTTGACTTATCGCATATTCGTAATCTAGTCATATATAGCCAAGATTTTTCAACAGCTAGACATACCCAAAGGAGAGCTAGACAAGCTAATAAAAATAGGACCGATCCAATAACAGTACACTATATACTAGTTAAAGATGCTATATCAGACCAAGTATATAATACTGTTACTGAAAAGAAACAAAACTTTGTTGACAGTGTATTTGAAAGGAATATAATCTAATGGAATTACTAAAAAAGTTAAAGGCAACAAACAGTAGAATAGAGAAAGAGCTAATTCTGCACTCAGCCAATGAAATGGAAAAGCTGGTACTAGCCTATGCGTATAATCCTTACTTTGTTTATCATCAAAAAGAACTAGGTGAAATTGATTGGGACTGGTTAGAAGAACCAGAGGATTTAATGTTTGGATTATTAGAAGTGCTAAGAACCAGGCAAATAACAGGGATGGCTGCATACGATAAAATACAAGAGTTTGCAGCAGATTTTGGAGACCTAATTAAGTTAGTTGTACGTAAAGATCTAGAGTGTGGCATAACTGCTACAACTATTAATAAAGTTTTTCCTGGTTTAGTTCCACAGTTTAAAGTGCAATTAGCTAAAGAAGTACCATTAGACAAAGTTGAATTTCCTGCTTTAGCTCAGCTAAAATATGACGGTGTACGTCTAGTGTGTTTAGTCGATGGAACTAAGGTAGAGTTTAGAACACGAAGTGGTAAGATAGTATGGTTGCCTGAATTTGCGAATCTTGTAAGGAGTTCATTTTCGGAAGCTAGTTTTATTCTTGATGGTGAAATAACTAGCCTATCAGGTAAAATGGAAGATCGAACTAAAGTATCAGGTTGGATTAATTCAGCTATGCACGGTACACAAATAGATGAGACTAAACTAAAGTTTACAGCATTTGATGCAATGGACTACGCTGACTTTATGTCAACCAAGTGTACTTGGGAATATACGTATAGATTTAATCTAGTAAGAAAGTTGATTAATACGATTAACAACCCTTACATTCAATTAGCCGAGACTACCCCAGTAAACAATATTAATCAAGTAGAAGCGCTATATGCAGATAAGCTCTCTCAAGGTTTCGAAGGTCTAGTTCTTAAGTCTAGTTCACATCTTTATTCATTTAAGCGTTCTAAAGATTGGATAAAAATGAAAGAGATAAAGTCAACAGAACTAGTATGTATTGATGTACAAGAAGGAACAGGTAAGTACGAAGGAAGCATCGGTGCTTTGATTTGCCAAGGTACAGTAGATGGCAAACAGGTTAGAGTTCGTGTAGGTTCTGGCTTAACTGATAAAGATAGAGACCAGTCACCTAGTTCTTACATTGGTAAAGATATAGAAGTCAAATACAATACAACTATTCAAGACTCTGTATCTAAAGAGTGGTCACTTTTCTTGCCAAGATACGTAGGTATTCGATTTGACTTAGTTACCTAAGAATATCGACCTCCTGTGTGCTCCGTGATCGAGTTTAATTTAGAATCTAATATGGTTATCAGGGCCTATATTTGGATTCGACCACGGACCATACAGGAGACCAGATAAAATCAAATAATCTTTATAAATCAAGGACTTAGGATGAATGAACAACAATTACAGAAGAAAATACAAGACTATCTTAAGAAGCAAGGAGTATATTGTTTCAAGACTATCAGCACTAATAGATCGGGCATACCAGATATTATTGCATGCGTACCGCCACTAGGTACTTTCCTTGCTTTAGAAGTTAAAGTAGGTAAAAATAAACCCTCAGCTTTACAACTTCACCATGTAAATGAAATTAATAAAGCTGGGGGCAAAGCACACGTTGTATGGTCGCTAGAAGAAGTAAAAGATCTACTTGAACAAAATGACTTTATCTCCGACATTAAATCCTAAAAATCCTTTATTTTCTAACTTTTGCTCAAGTCCAGGAATGCCACGAATTGCCTCTGGAGTTATTTCTTCTAGTCCAGTGACTTGTTTAATAGCTTCAGAATCGGCGATTCTATGGGGATGCACTTCTTCAGTAACGACCTTGACGCCTTCCTTACCTTTAGCCTGTGCAGCAGCTGCCTTGTGTTCTGTACCATAGTATACCCCTTTACCTAGTTCACCAGTTGTTTTAGCTTTCTTAGTACTATCTGTGGCAGCTCGATAAATCTTAACTTTAGGCGCAGCAAGATCTTTTTGCCCAAACTTAGCATAAGTAATAGCTAGCTCATTTATTTTATCTGCCATAGCTGGATCTTCTCCAAGGCTTTGAACTAGAGAATTAATATCTTTGGCATTTAGTGGATTCTCAAGTACCTTACCTGTTTTAGTTACTAGAGCTAATGCGCGACCTTTTTGAGTGGGAGCCAATCGTTTAATCCCATTAAATATGCTACTAGCAAATTCATACTTTGCTCTCATTACAGGATCAACTGTTAAGAAACTTTGGAACTTAGGGATTGAGATATTTCCAGACGCTTTAGCTAAGTTAACGTCATTACGCCATACCTCAGACATTTCTTTAACCACTCGCTTAAGCTGACGAGCTTCAGGTGTATAGAATGCTATACTATCTAGTTCTTTAGCTAGCATAGGGAAATGAGTTGCTCTCATCTGTCCTTCTAAACCCGCAGTAAACTTATTAGTTAAATGATCTAATACAGCCCCCTCCATATTAACCCTAGCTTTTTGAGGCAGCTTAGAAATTAACTGCATAAAAGTACCATCAGGAGAAGTAA